GGCGAAGACGAAACAACGAAAAAACTGTTTGTGAACTTTACAAAGCGGATGCGGGAAGAAGAAGGCGTGAAGTTTGTGACAGTGCTGTATGACCATGGGGCGGCAGACCACGAAGGCGTGATCTCTGTAGGGACTGCGAAGGAGATGGTTTACTGGACAGCAGGGGCAACGGCAGGGGCCGAAGTGAATGAAAGCCTGACCAATGTGGTCTATGACGGGGAATATGCCGTGGATGCAAAGATGAAGAAAAGCGAGTATATCAAAGGCATTGAAAACGGGCAGTTCCTGTTTTACGAAGAAGGCGGCGAAGTTCGGGTGCTGCGGGATATCAACAGTTTTGTTTCCTTTACAGCGGCGAAAAACAGTGATTTTTCCAGCAACAGAGTGGTTCGTGTGCTGGACAGCATTGCCAATGATGTGGCAAATATCTTCAGTAAGTTCTATCTGGGGAAACAGAGCAACAATGCCAATGGCAGAAACCTGCTGAAGGCAGAGATCCTGGCATACCATGAAGAGCTGATGAAAATTGAGGCTATTGAAACCATGACAGCGGATGATATTACAGTGGAAAAAGGCAAAGAAAAACAGGATGTGGTGGTTTATGAAAGCGTACAGCCTGTGGATGCCATGGAAAAACTGTATATGAAAGTGGAAGTTGTGTAAGGAGGTGCGACATGGGTTATCTGAGAGCGAAGGACACCGTGAATGGTGCGCTGGGCACCTGCTTTGCCATCATTGACGGAAAAAGATATGAACTGATGCAGGTAAAAAATGTACAGGCAAAAGTAAAAAAGGTAAGAACGGCCATCCCTATCCTGGGGCTGACGGCAAAGCAGCAGAAAAGCGGCGGCTGGGAAGGTACAGGGACTATGACGGTGTATTATGTGAGCAGTCTGTTTAGAAAAGTGATGGTGGACTACATGAAAAACGGTGTGGACACTTACTTTGAGCTGATGCTGACAAACGAAGACCCTACGGGGGATAGCGGCAGACAGACGGTGCTTCTGAAAGATGTAAACATTGAAGAAATGCTGATTGGGAAACTGGATGTGGACGAAGCAGCGATGGATGAGGAAATGAAGTTCACTTTTGGCGGTGTGGAACTGCTGGATCAGTTTAATGAAGTCTAAATTTTGAATTGCAGGGAGGGTTTTATGGGACAGGAATGTTTTTACAGGGAAAACAGGAAGGACAGGGGCGAAAGAGAAGTCCTTCTGACGGAAAGGCTGACGGCGGATGGGGGACAGATGCTGTTTCGCATCCGCCCCATGAGTCAGAGAGAAAATGAGGAGATCTGGAAGAGAAGCGGCGAGGATGAAAGACGGTATGAAAGCATGGTGCTGGCGGAAAGTGTGGTTTTTCCTGATTTGAGAGATGCCGCACTGCAGGACAGTTATGGTGTGGCAGGGGCAGAACGGCTTCTGGGGAAACTGCTTCTGGCAGGAGAATATGACCGGCTGAGAAGGGCTGTGGAGGAGATCAACGGAGGTGAAGGCGGATGTATCGACTATATTTGAAGCAGGATGGGAAGCAGGTGCTTCTGCCTGTGACTCCTGCGGAAATAGAGATGAAAACAGGGAACAGAAACAAGGTGGTTTATATCCTGAATTTCGGGGAGATGAATCTGGCGAAGAAAACGGGACTGCAGGAAATTCGATTTACACTGCTTTTGCCGGGAAAAAGATATCCCTTTGTGCAGACGGAAGGAGGGTTCCATGAGCCTGAATATTACCTGAATTTTTTCAGAGAATGCAAGACAGCGGCAAAGCCTGTGCAGCTGATCCTGTTCAGAAGGATGGCGGACGGGAAGCAGATCTTCAGCGGAAACATGGAGGTTTTGCTGGAGGATTATACGGTAACGGAAAAAGGCGGCGAGCAGGGGGACTTCTGGGTGGAGATGCACTGGAAGGAGTGGAAGGCTGCGAAAAGCATCCGTTACAGTATCAAAAAGCAGGACAGCGGCAATGTGCTGGTGGAGCAGGGACAGGAACGGCAGGCAAAAACACCTGCGTCGACATATACGGTAAAACAGGGAGACTGTCTGTGGAATATTGCAAAGAGAGAACTGGGCGACGGCACGAGATATAAGGAAATAGCAAAGAAGAATGGTATCAGTGACCCGAACAGAATTTATGTGGGGCAGGTGCTGAAACTGTAAAAAAATGAAAGGGGAGAAGGGGATGGAGATCAAGTTATTGCTGCAGCACGGCAGTCAGGTATATGATGCAACGCCCATACTGGAGGGCGGCGTGGAATGGTATGCCAGCATTAAAGGAAAGGCAGGCAGACTGAAATTCAAGGTGGTCAGGGACGGCATTGTGAATTTTGTGGAAGGGGACAAAGTGACTCTGTATGTGAACGGGATGAGCCGATTCAGCGGGTTTGTGATGACAAAGGAAAGAACCGGCGAACAGATCATTTCCGTGACGGCTTATGATCAGATGTTTTATCTGACGAGAAACAAGGCCACTTATGTTTTTGTGAACAAAAGTGCGAAGGAAGTGATACAGACCATCGGAGCGGACTATGGCCTGACGGTTGGACAGATCAGTGACAGCGGATGGAAGATGCCCCAGAGGATCGAAGAAGGGGAAACACTGGTGGATATCATTCTTTCAGCACTGGAGATCTGTGGACAGGCAACGGGGAAAGAATATTTCCTGTATGATCAGGCAGGGGCTCTGGTGGTAAAGGAGAGAGGAGAACTGGTGACGGATGCGGTGCTTCGGTGCGACGGCGGCATCAGCGATTACACATACAGAACGGACATCAGCAGAGATACATACAATGCGGTGCAGCTTTACCATGCAGGCAGAAAGGAAACGGAACGGAAGGCGTATCTGGCGGAAAAGGCAGACAAGGTAAAGGAATGGGGGCGGCTGCAGTATTACAAACGGGTGGCATATACATTGAATGAGGCGCAGCTGAGAGAACTGGCGGAGAATATCCTGCAGGAAAAAAGCAGAGTAGTGAAAAAACTGGTGGTGGAAAACATCAACGGGGAAATGCTGCTTACAGCAGGGAACAGCATCTGGCTGGAGATCCCGGATCTGGCGGAGATCAGCCTGACAGGGATGGCTCTGATCGAAGGATGTACCCATGTTTTTGAGGACGGCGAACATCGGATGCGGCTGGAGATCCGCATTGAGGAGGAATAAGGATGGATCTGAAACATTTTTTGAAGGAGAACAATGGATTTCCTGAAAACAGAAGGATACAGGTTTCGCCCTGCTTTATGGAAGAAGGGCAGGAAGTGCTGTGGGAAATTCGTGCGGTCAGCGAGGAGGAATATCGCAGGGCGGCAGAAGGAAAGAAGGACAGATGGGCGGTTTTATGTCTGCTGTCTGTGGTGGAGCCGGATCTGCATGACAAAGGTCTTTGGGAAAGCTATGGTGTGGAAAGCGGCGAACAGGTGCTGAAGGAGATGCTGTATCCCGGGGAATATGTGAAACTGCTGGAGGCGGTAAAGGATATCAACGGTTTTCAGCAGAGGAGAAGGAACTGGAAAGAACAGGCAAAAAACTGATCGAGGAGGGTGTGGATGAGGCGGATTATGCCTGCTATGCCCTCCGTAAATACGGGATCCGTCCGAAGGAATGGGCGGAGATGACGGTGCCTGAGAGGATGTTCTGCTGTGCGGTGATCGAACTGGAACTGGAGGCAAAGTAAGAGGGGAGAAGGGATATGGAGAAGGAACGGAAGAGCCTTTTCGGAAGACTGCTGGACTTCTGGAAGGAAAGATTCGGGGACATGGAAGAGGATGGGATCGGATTTCAGCGGGAGAAGGAAGTCGTGGAAAATCATTTTGTTGAGTCAGGTGCTGCGGATGCACGGAGAGGGAGAGAACGGGATTTCCCTATGAAGATGGCAGAGAAGAAGCAGAAACTGTTTTTTTCGGAGCCTGAGGAAAAGCATCAGAACGGGAAAGAATCGGGGCTTTTTGCAGAAACGGCGAAGGTTTTTCGGAAAGACGCAGCAGAGGAAAGGAAAAACAGGGATAAATTGATTTTTCTGCAGGACGAACCTATGGCGGAAAAAGAAGATCGGAAAACAGTGCCGTTTCTGATGGAAGCAGAGCAGAAAACAGAAGCGGCGAAGGCGGAAGAACAACAGACAGAGAAAGTACATCTTTGGAAAGAACCGCAGAAGGAAGCAGAAGTAGATGTGGAAAAACTGATGCGGCAGATCACGAAGAAATTATGGGAAGAACGGGAAGGCTGCGGCAGGCGGCTGAGATGAAGGAGGAGGAAGGATGCTGGAGATCATCAGACAACTGGCATTGGATACGGCAGAGGCAGGGGCGGATTTCTGTATCGGCATCGTAACCGCGGAAAACCCCCTGACCATTCGTCTGGAAGAGGGGCTGGAACTGACGGCGGAATTTCTGGTGCTGACGGAGCAGGTCATGGACTGGGAAGAAAGCGGCACCATTCGCCTGGACAGCGGAGAATGGCACAATTATCAGATGAAAAGAAAGCGTATGCTTTGTGAAGGAGAGGCGGTTTCTCTTCTGCGGGCTGCAGACGGACAGCAGTATCTGGTGCTGGGTAGAGTGAAAAAAGGGGGAGAAACATGATACCGACACAGGAAACGGAACTTGATATGACGATGATCGAGAAGATCACCATTCCCAGTCTGACATGGAAGATCAATGAAGAACGGGCAGAGGCAAGAGGATCGGTGGATGAAAAAGAGGCTATGGAACAGGCGGTCAGAAAAATACTGCAGACAGAACGATATCGTTATGCGATCTATGACTGGAATTATGGCATTGAACTGGAAGACCTGTATGGGAAAAGAGCGTCTTTTGTGATCCCTGAACTGAAAAAACGGATTGAAGATGCCCTGCTGGCAGACGACAGAGTGACGGCGGTAACGGATTTTTCTTTTGTGCAGGAAAAGGGAAGCGTGACGGCGGAATTTATGGTACATACGATGTTTGGCGAG